CGTAGATGATCTGGTTAGGCCGTGCTACATCCTCGTTGTAAAGAAACTCGCCAGTGGTGTTGTCAATGCCTGTGTACTCGTACTGTGGCAACGCCAGCACAGTGAACGTCCCGTTAAACGGTGCGCCAATTGAGGCAACAGTGATGGATTGCCCAACAACAATGTCAGTTGGCTCTAACGTGCTGATGCACGCGTAGTTAGCAATGAGTTGTTTTGTAGCGGTGTTGTATGTGGCCATAGCGGTCTAAGTCCGCTACAGACTAAGCGATTACGATGCCCTGAATGAACGATGACTTGGCAACAAATGTTGAGAAGTAACCGTAGTAAGAGAACGTGCGGCTGAGTGTGCTTGGGTTGGCAATGCTAAGTACGCCCTGTTGTGCTTCGTAAATCTCAAAGCCCGGTGCGTAACAAACAAGCATTGTGCCGTTTGCAAAGTTGTTATCAACAACAAGTTGCAAGCCCATCACGTTCATGTTGTTGTAGCCCATGCCGCCAACTTTGCCAATCGAGTTTTGACCCATGATGCCATCGGTGACATAACCCAAAACTGGTCGCTTGTTGCTGTCTAACTGTGCACCTAACTTTTCCCACACATCTGGACTTACGCACAAGTGTGTTGGGAAATAGTTGCTGTCCTCTGCAATTTCGCGTGCTGCGTCATACAAAGAACTGATCAACGATGTTGGGTCACCAGCGGTAACAGTCCATGTCGAGCCTGATGCTGTTTTGCCTGCAACAAGTGCATCTGCTGCAACGTCATCAGTCTTGATCAAGTACTCACCTGCAAGGTCATTAAGAATGATGTTCATTGACGCTGGGTCAGTAAAATCCATGTCTTGCTGGGTCAACGTGACTTGACCAGCAACCGTTGTTTTGGTAACAGTGTTTGCTGCAATCACCATTGTGGTTGCGCTTACTGCAGAGCCTTCAGTTTGTGTTGCAGCGCTTGTGTGCGTGGTGATTGTTGGCCGTGTAAAAGTTTTGCTAGGTGTGTTTGGCATTGAGCGTGCACCAAACGCGGTGACAACTGGTCGCACAAAGTTGAGGTCTTGGAACACTGGCCCAAGTACTGGAACTGGCAAAAGACCCGGTGTATCAGTTGTAAGAACATCGCCTGCAGCGGCTTGCAATGCTGTTTGCTGATCGCGCACAGCCTCTTTGTAAGCGGCGTTGACGTTGTGGAATGTGTCTCCACCAGCGTGCATTGCGGCCAAGTATTCGCCAGCGGTTGGCATAACAAACTTGCGTTTTGCTTGTGCAAAAATTGGTGCAGTTGGGATGGTTGCCTCGACTGCTGGGATGGTTACTTCGCTCATGGTTTCTGTCTCCTGTGTAGGTTCTGTTTCTATAGTACTTATTTCTGGCTCATCTTGTGGGATACTCGCCGCAATGTCGGTGATGATCGCACCGGCAAACGCTGGTACGGGCACAAGGCTTAACTCAATCCAATCGGCTGCGGTCACGGTCACTGTGCCATCTTTAGCGGTGGTGTACTTGATCGGGTTTACGCCTACCGACACAGAGTCTAAAACGCCATCCATAGCAAGAATTAGTGCCTCATCGCCAGCCTGTGTTTTGCTGATCTTGGCTGTAAACATCATGCCCTCTGGTGTGTCCACGCGCTCTGTCACGATGCCAATGGCGTTGGTTGCGTCATGGTTCATGTAGAGGCGTGGCGCTTTGCCGTCAACTGGCAGACTGCCTGCCTCAAAGATCACTGACGTGCCATCGGCAACGGTTGCGGCCACACCATACGGTACGGCAATACCTGTAATTTCACGGCGGCCAGCATCGCCTGCGGCTGCGTCAATCGTGACTTGTGATGCAATAAGTTTAATCATGATTGTGACTGTACCTCATCGGCACGTTCAGGTTGTGCCATGTCGTTGTTTTCGCTGTAGTCGCCCATCAGATAACCCTCAACATCAAACTCAACATATGTGCCGTTAGGTAGCACGTTGTTTTGGCTTAGTGTGCCGGCGATGCAATCGGCGTAGGCGCGTGCGCCAAATGTCCACAGATCGGCGCGGCTTTCTTTGCTTGACTGGTACGAATAACTGCCTACCGACACGCCCACCAAATATGGCGGCACGTTGCACAAGCGAGCCATTTCCATTGACTGAAACTCTGCAGAGTCAATTAACAGCATTTTGTCTGGGCTAGTGCTGGTTTCGGTGTACGACAAATACTCGTTTAGCGCGGCTGTTTGGTTGGTCATGCGCGCTGCGTTAAACGCTGACGCAAGATCGGCCAGTTCTTGTGCATTTAGTGGCTCGCCACCAGTCTGTTTAAGGATGCCGGCAGGGATGGCGCTTGATGCGTTACGAAACCGTGCGGCTTCCAGTTTGAGTGCGGTAGCAACTGATTGCTGCGACATTGACGTGATGCCCTGAATAGGTGAGAGAAATTGCACCACATCGTTTGGGTCTAATTCGCCACCGCTAAAAATAATTTGCTTAGATGGCGCAAACCACACTGGGCCAGACTGATCTAAAGTCTGCACCATAGATGCTGGTAGGCGGCTGTATGACGCTGGGAAACCGTCTGCTGTGCGTGACGTGATGTACCAAAATGCGCGCCCATAAAAGAATAAGTCATCAAATGTCCATGACAAAATAAAATTGTTGGGCACGGTTGGGTCAATTTTGCGTAGCCATGTGCGTGGTGCTAATGGCATTTTTTCCATTTCATCGCCGTTCCACATTTCGTTGTACATACGCAATGGCATACAGCCAATTACTGATGCGATCAGATCGCGCGCTCGACTAACAGTCGGCACAGACATTGCAGCGTTACGTGCTTCGCCCTCTGTGTAGTTGTAATAAACACCAACCATTGCAGCGCCACCATTGTTAGCGCCTGCAGAATAAAAGTTGTTATAGCCAGTACCAGCGGCAGCGGCTTTGCCTGTCGGTGGGCTAATAGCGGCTTTAGTGACTTTGTTAAATAATGCCATGTTCTTAGTGTGTCACAGTCTGTCTAGTTTGTGGTGGCATCGGCCCGGTACGCGATGCGGTATCCCGACGATAAGCAAGCCATCAAGCCGATGCCGATCTGATGTTAGCCGTTAGAAACCACGAGCATTGGTTTGCCAGATGATGTGGGTCGGCTGGTGAGCGCTGCTGCCCAAACCATGCAGCGCGCTAACTCAATTGGACCGGGCGAGCGTTGACTGGATAGCGCAATACTGTTTTGTGAGCGAACAGCAACCGCTCTACTGACGTGTTCGGCAAGTTGGTTGCTGCCGTCATGCCACAACAACTTTTCGTTAATCATGTTTTTTACTGACGGCGTAAACTTTAATATCTCGCCGTAACCCACTACAACACGGCGGCGCTCTAGCGATAGCGGCCAGTGGTTATCTACCGTTGGTGTGATCGCAAACTTGACCAGTGGATTAGCGCATAGGCGCTCTACGTGTGCCAGCATCTCGCTAAATGTGTCTGCCACAAACTCGACTGTGGCCACTGTGCGCCGATCAGGTAAAGCCACGCACCGCACCGCAAAATACCGTGTGTCATCAAGACTGGTTTCTATGGCTACCGTGCCGCCGTCAGGTATCTCGCCGTCATATTGCAGGGCAGGCCATTGGCCCGGCTGTATCCATGACTTGTCTGACGCAACCCAAAGGTTGCAACTGGCGCGTAGAAAGGCTGCTCGATCAGGGTTCTCAGACTCTGCCAACAAGGTTGCAGCGGTCAAGGTTATGCCTAATGCAGGGTTGCCGTAAACCCATGCGGCTGGTGTCATCGGGTTTATGTCTGGTGGCGGTGACCATTCAGCAAAATAAAATGATGCGTTTTTGCCTGTGTCAATCGCGCGCAAACCTTGCTCACGCCACCTCAACATTGCCGTAGATGCCTCTGTGCCAGCCGTTGACCACATTGAGAGCAACGGCGAAACTTGTGCACGTTGAGCCGGCAACAAACCGCCGTCAATGACTTCGCGCGAAATATCCCACATCTCATCAGCCACCACCAGCGATGGGCTAGTGCCGTGACCCACAGAATTGTTGGCAGCGCGCACCAACCAAGTAGAGCCATCTGGCATGGTCACTCTGTTACGCCCATACGATTTCATTAGGGTTGCGTTAAAGCGTGACTCTAAGATCGGTGACAATTCGTCAAAGAGCATGACCGCAAGATCGAGCCTGTGCGCGGTAGATAACACGGTCTGTTTCTTGCCACGTATCTTTGGCATCTCTGTGAGCCACCAGCCAACGAGCGCCATTAGAGCAGTGGTCTTTCCGCATTGGCGCGCCGTAGAAACGAGGCTTACCCGGTTAACTAACTCAAAGTTTTTGTCATAAAGCAACTGACCGTCAAGCGCGGTGTACTGCCAATCCATAAGTTGCACGTTTAAGTGCTCGCTGGCCCATTCCCTAACTTGCGGCGCAAATGATCCCACATGATCTGGCCTCGATGTTTCCAATCTTGGCTGAGCATGACCAATCGCTGCCAGTTCTGGCTGGTCAGGGCCATTCGGGATAAGCAAGAC